CGATCTGCTCCAGCTTCGGTTGCTCTTGATTGAAGTTGCCGAGCACCTTCAAGAGATCGACGTTGTATCCATTCTGGGCTTTCGTTGTCGCGAAGTAGTCAGGAGCATCCTCCCAAGGCTTCCCAGGACGCGAGCAGAACTCAGGCACGCGAAGCTTGTTGACTATCGCTCTCTGCCACAAGCTCACGAGATCGAAGGTGTGCGTCGCGTAGCCTACGATCTGCGGCTTCTTCGCTCCTACATAATTCATGAAGTTGCTGATCAGATCGCGCTCGCTGAAGTCTTCGAGCTTTTCGATGTCAGGTCGTCCTAGGATCTGAAGTTTCACCTCGCCGTTCCAACGTCTGATGACTGCGGCGATGCTTACGACTTGGTACATCATCGTCTTCATGATGCCTCGGTCGTTCGCATATTTCTCGACCATGAGCGCGGCGACGTGCGTGTCATCGAGGTCCTCGATCTTCACGAGAGCATCGCCAGACTGTATCTCTTGATCACCTAGCAGCCGGCGGCCGAGCTTCACATCGGGAACGAATTCGATGTCGAAAATGCAAATCTCATTGTGGATGAATTGTATCGTGTTCATTGTTCTCCTTTCGCTTAGCGAACCTGACGCGGTTCTCTGCGAGCCATTCCTCACGAGTCTGGCCTGGTTGCACTTGAAAAGCGGCCGCGCAGTGAGTGAAAGCCTGAGACAGGCTTCGAGTGGTGAACGTGCGACGCTCACCGTGGTAGATCACCTCGACGACATACGAGTCATCGTCTGTCTGGCAGATCGTGGCTGCCTTTGCGAAGTCTTTAAGCTTTGGCATCCGTCACCTCCTTGGCAGTCGCTTGCCACTCGATGATGTACTTCATCAGCGAGACGCCTGCATTCAGTTCGGCATTGATCTTGAGCTTAGGATTGTCGGTGTTGAATCGATTCTTCGTGACTCGTGCCTTTGCGACTGTGATGCCGTTGTCGTTTTTGATGCCGACCATGTGAAGCATCAGATCGAACTCATAGTCCGAGTTGTCGCGAGAGTCATAGGTCAGGTACGATTGGTTGCCCTCCTGACGGGTTTTCGCTCGCATCGTGACGATCACATGACAATTCAACTTTTTGATCCTGTGCATCATCGAGTCCCATTTCGGCGTGATCTTGCCCCAGCCTAGTGTCGTGTTGCTGAATGTCGAGACTTGCTTCAGCGCGTCCTGCCATGCGTGACTCAGGCTGTCGATGATCACGCAGTCGAACTGCGTCTGGTTTTTGATCGCCATGTCTAACGCGAGCGCGTAATTGTCGAGCGACGGATCGTCGATCTTCAGCACATGAAATGCGAAAAGATCGCTGAAGCTGTTCGATGCTCCGTCTTCGCTGTCGATCACGAGCACGCGATCTCCGAACGCACGCGCCATGTCGAGCGCGCTGTGCGTCTTGCCGTTTCCGCTGTCGCCATAGAGAGCGATGCGGAGCTTCTTGTTTGCTTTGTTCGCTTGCTGTATCTGCATTTATTTGATGTCAAGCTTCTGCCCTTTAGCACGCAACCGCGCCCAGGCAAGCTCGCCTCCTGTTTCTAAATAGGATCTTACCTTGTCGTTATCGATGACTCGCTTTGCCTCGACAGGCTCAGTCATCTTCGTGAAGCTGTCGCTCTTGAGATCGCTCGCGTCCTTGATGTCAAGCTCCATAGCCTGCTTACCGCCTACGCCTTTGATCTTCAGCATGTGCTTCGGTGTTTTGATCTCTGTCCGCTTCGTGAGCTTCATGAAGTCGAGCAGGCGATCTGTCATCCAGTCAGTCGTCGCGTCTGATCGATTTGCAAGCTCATTGAGCCGCTTCGCTTCAGCACGCATTCCTTCAGCGCGGAGATCATTCTCCGCCATCAGGTAGATGTAGGAATCGATCTTCTCTCCGAGATCGTCTTCAGTCTCAGCCAGCTCCTCGAACAGAGCATCCATCTCGATCTCTTTCTCTGCGTCGGTGATCTCGCCGTCGAAGTTGAACAGTCGTCCATTCAATTCGAGCCAGCGTCCTGTGAGTGCGAAAAGTGTTGCCATTAGTTCCTCCTTATTGTGCCGTTGTCCATGATCTGCATCAGTCCAAGTGTCTCGACAAGATGCGTCTGAAGCTGATCGAATTGATGCTTCATCCGCTTGACGCTCTCCGTCATGATGCTCCCATTGATGATCATCTTGTCGATGATGTTTTCAATATGTGCCGCAGTCTGATCGCAGACACCGATCGCAAGCTCGATGTCTTTGCGTGAGAATGAGCGACGCACGTCGAGCAGTGCCAATAGGTAATGCTTCTCTTTCGAGTCGATGTACGGCGTCCCATAATTCACACATGCTCGAAGCGTGACGATCAGGTGAAGGTCGGCTTCTGACTTGAGATCGTAAACTGCGGACGTTTGTATGATCATCGGTTTCCTACAGCCTCCTTGTCGCGCTTGAATCGCGGACGCTCTTTCGTGATGCTGATCTCGCACAGAATGCGGACCATCACTTGTCTGATCTCCTTGCCGTCGTCGATGATCTTCGTCGGCGTGACTGCCACTTGCATGTTCATGCGTTCTGCGAGCTTCATCTTCTCATTCAGATCGTCTGCGAGAGTGGTGATCGCATTCGCGACCACCTGCTCCTCTTGTGTGAATTTCATTTCTCCTCCCTTGCTTCTTGCTCTCGCGACGCGGCGATCAATTGCTTCGTGCGTCTCGCTGTCTCAAGTATTGCGGCGAGTGCCTGTCGCCGTTCAGGTGTCAGCGGTGCTGACTTCTTCTTCGGTGTAAACTTGACGCCGTGAGCTTTGAAGTTCGCTTTCAATTCTTCGTATGCTTCGCGTCCCATCATTGCTCTGACCACATTCAGGTAGACGGCACAGAATTGTCGTCCGTGGGACTGATACTGCATCAGAGGAATGCGAGGCGTGCGAAGCGTGATCGTGTGAGCGACTTCATGACAGACGACAGAGGGCATCCATGCCCAGGCGCCAAACTCAGGTATCGTGATGTGATCTGCATTGCCCCACGCCCAACGTTTACCTTTGTTGATCTTCAGTCCGATCGGACGCTTAAGCTGTGAGTTGTAACGCCTTCGCAGGAAGGCGTTTGATCTGATCTTCTCGATGAAGATCACCATGTCATTGTAGGAGGTGAACCTCGTTCCCTCCTTCTTCAGTTCGCTCTCTGCGGTATAGACTTTTCCTCTCTGTGAATCTTTCATCTCAACTCCTTCGCAAGCTCTTTGCGTGCTCGTGCTCGTGCTGAGCGCTGGTTGATGCCTTCTGCCTTCATGATCGCTTTCGTGCGACGCTCGATCTTGTCTTGATGATGACGGATCGCCATGTTGAGGACAGACTGCGTGCCGATGCGGTACGTGTCGCGATTGCCCAAGAGCTTCAGCCCAATGGAAGAGCCATCGCGTGTCGGCTCTATCGAGACGACGATCTGTCGAGTCTTGCCTCGCTCGAAGACGATGCTCTCAGTGACGCGCTTGATCGTTTTATTCAGACGTGTAGCCATTTACGTTCCCTCCTTTCGCACGAGCGTCCTCGGCGTCATGACCTTTGCCCCGCAGTCGTCGCATGTGAGCGTCTTTTCGAAGACAGGATCATTCGTCTCCCAGAGGTGACTGCCTGTCGTAGGATGCGAGATCGCTCCTCCGCAGTCAGGACAATCGACGAAGACTGCCGCGACGGTCGTGAGTGCGGTCTTCAGCTTTTTCGTCGAGCGTGTCGGTGCAGTCCCTTTCGCAAGTTCGCGAGCGAGCGCGTCTTCTTTCAGCGGTATGCGAAGGTAGTGCTCGCCGCAAGACATATCTTGATCTTTGAACGAATACATCCACGTGAACCCGTTCCAGAAAGGCGTGCCTTCGACAGTCATCGTCACAGGCTTTCCGTTAGGAGCTTGCACGATGACAAGCTCCCCTTCTGCAAATATTGGTTTTCTCATTTTCGATCTCCTTGGCGAGTCGTGCTCGCGTTAGTCGTTTAAGATCACGAGGCTCGTGCCTCGCAGTTTGCGATTGTCAGTCCATGCAAGACGTGTCGGCACGTAGCGCCACGCGACGACCTCGCCGAACTTGACGACAGTCGTCATGTAGGCAAAAGTCGCACAGCGTCCAGTCTTGTCGCTCTTGAGAGTGATGCCCGACGGGCGACGCCCAGGTGCGATCCCTAGTGACGAAGCTTCAGCGACGAACTCGCCGTCCTTGAAAGTTACCAGCGATGTTGAATAATTGACTTGTAGCATTCTCATTTCTCCTTGGCACTTCGTGAGTGCTGTCATGATTATACACGCTTTGCAAAACGTGTCAACTTAATAGAGCGTCAAGATCGTGTCGCTGTCGATCACGACAGGCATCATCGCTCGATTGTAGTCGCGGCGAGCTTTCTCGCTCATGCTCTCCCAGCGAGCTTTCGTCATCATAGGACCGCCCTCAGGCACGAGCCTCAGCTTGCGATCTTCGAGCACGTCGAATGTGAAGGGCACAGCTTCTTCGATGACGTTCTGAGTCTTTTCGTCTGCGTGCGACACGACGATGCAAGCGCCGTCTTCGAGTGCAGGCATGATCTCTGCGATCTCTGCGTCTGTGAGCGAGGCGATTGCCGCGCCTTTCGTGAGTTTGTCTTTAAGTGCTTTGTTCATTGTTTTCTCCTTAGTCAGTCGTGCTGACAAGAGAGAGCTTAACAGGTCTTGCAATACGTGTCAATACTAAAGACTTGTCCATGGAACATAATTCGTCTAATCCTAGGCTGTGAAGATATTAGTAAAATTACTTGACTTGCAGTTAACGTCTTCTTACAATCGTGCTCAGTGTTATGAACACAGGGACAAAAAATCTAAGGATCATCGTCGAGAAAGACATCGCCGATCGGGCAAGCTCGAATGCTCTGCGAGGAGGTGCGACACTCGTGCGTCGCGTCGAGAATTTCATCACAGAGCTTGCGACGAAGCCTTCGAAGGTGAAGGACAAAGACGCATTCATTCAAGAGAAGGATGCGACGAAGGAAGACTGGTGCGCATCACGCACGATGCTTTATGCGATGCGCGAGCAAAACGAATTAAAGGAGAAGGTTCATTACGAGATCAGAGAAGGCGCGATCTTCTACCGTCTCGAAAAACTGAAGGCGCACTTCAAAGAGAATTATCCGCACATCGAAGAAGCGAAGCGCAGAAAGAATGAACCGATAACAGGATGAACATGCTCGTGATCATCGCCTGCACGATGTCGATCATCGTCAGTTATTTCGTCATCAAGTCGCTCTATGACACACAAGTCGCAGATCGTGACGAAAAGATCGCGCGACTTCAGTCGCAAGTCACTGCTCTGCATCACGAGCGACAGCGACTTCTTGCTCCACCAATTTGTACGAGAGAACACGTCGAGACGGTCAAATATGGCGAACCGCGACCGACGATCACAGAGATCCTGCATCTCGAAAATTAAAACAAAGGAGAACCAACACATGCCACGAAAGAAGAAGTCGGCACCAGCTGAAGAAATAGCCGACGATAACCTGATACCTGATCCTGACGACGAAATGGTTGAGGTCGATGCGAACTCGAAAGGAGATACGTTTCTCCCAGGCGTGAAGCCTGTCGTCTCGAAGCGGCTGAAGAAGCTCGGCGATCTCTGCAAGCAGAAGCGCGACGGCATGCTTCAGCTTCGGAATGAGTATGTCGTCGCTCGTGACGATCTGATCGAGGAGATGCGCCGCACGAATGTTCCGACATACGATCTCGACGACGGCGACACGGTCGTCCTCAATGAGAAGTGGGGCATCAAGATCACTAAAAAAAAGACTAATGTGAGCGAGATCGATAAGCTCGATGTCGAATAAGTTTCGAGACAGACGGACGTGGTAGACGTTTTTGAAACGGTCTGTCTCGAATAGCCGGCAGCCTTTGTGGGAGAGGTTGCCGGCATTCTCATGAAACTCAATGCACGACCACAGATCGACGTTCCTGCCTGGGCGATCAAAGAGCATGCCGTCTATGAGTTTGAAGTCGATCATGTCCGTGAACACTTCGAAGAAGCTCTCACGATCTTTCTCAGCACAAAGGTATTCCCGACAAAGGTGAAGCTCCTGCAGGAGCTTGTCATCTACGCACGAGAGCGATCATGGACCTTCGAGGAGACTCTCGCTTCGCTGTTCGCGCAATACGCAGGCAAAAAGTTTTATTATTTCGTATATGGGAAACGAAAAACGCCTTGAGGACTTCGACTACATCACGCCAGAGAATGAAAAATTCTTCTGCAAGAAGATCCTCTTTTACAAATTCAAGAAAGATCACCTCCGCTGGCACATCTGCATGCTTGAGATGACTGAAACTGACGGCTTCCTAAGCTTCTGCGCTCAGCGCTCATGGGCAGAGGTCGACACTCAGAATGTCAAGCGGCTGATGGAGATCATGGACAAAGAGCGCTCTGCATTCTGCGAGGTCTGTGCTCGCGAGCTTCAGATCGCAAAGGAGACGCTGATCATGAAAGGCTTTCTGCCTGTAGGAGCATTATGAATGAAGCGACAATTGTCATCGAGATTCCAGACGTTGGGATCATAGAGAAGGATGCCGTGCTTTTACCGCACGGCTATGGTATCGAGGTAAAGGACAGGACGCTCACTGAAGCACTGGCAAAGGCGAGCTTCCATGGACAAGAGTTGTTTGGCGCCCTGTACGAAAACGGCAACCAAACCCGCTGTGCTATTTACCTCAGGAGCGATTCGGTGTCACAGATCGGAGGCGTCATGACGACACGCTTCATCGTTATCATTGGGAGGTTCCTATATTGAGAGTGTTCACAGGAAATGTCGATCTCGCGAGCACCTGCACGAGAGACGAAGACTCGATCATGTTCACGACCAGCGGGCGCGACCAGCTTCTCTTGATCAGAGCGAGCTTTGTGTCGCAGGAGCCGCTCACCGTGCACCTCGAAGACTTGAGCACAGGCGCACAAGCGACACTAGGCATCCGAGTCAAAGAGATGACGACTAAGGACCTGAGCGACATCAATGGAACCATCGAGTGCGATGTCGTCGCGCACGTCTCGCAGGTGATCTTTAACAACAAAGAGGACCTCAATGATGAAGAAGCCGAGACGCGCGACAAGCTGATCAGTGCCTTTCGTCTCGCGTGTGCTGAGAACCAGATCGAGATCGACGGTGACACGATCATCGAAGACCTGATCAAAGACAGTGCGCTCGCAGTCGTCTCGATCATGAGGATCGTCGATCAGAAGCAAGCAGAGATCGCTGTCAGTTGCTTGCGTGGTTGCGACGCGACTGCCGCCCTGAGAAGGGCTTTCGAGAGTGGAGACGATGACTTCATCGAGAAGTACATTGCGAACTCGAAAAATGATCAGCTTGCGAGTAACATATACCGCAAAATGAGGAGAGAGTATGAAGTGGATGAAACGACTGAAGGACCTGCTTAATGCGAGCAAAGACATCGAGACCAGCACGATCCCAGAGAATGTGATCGAGTTTCGCCTGATGCCAGGGCGGATAAACACGTCGCTTGTCAAATTAGAGTGCGATGGAGGGCTTTTCCGAGACGGCGACAAATGCAGTGCGCTCGCGACACACACAGCGATCTCAGAGCTTCCAGAGCACCTGCGCACTGCATTCCAGAAGCCGTTTCTCAGAGAGAACTTCTGCGACGACTGCGCACTCGCGCTCGGAGGCGACGGCAGGAGCTTTCTTGTCGAGATAGAGGCGCCAAACGCCCCGCTTTCCAGCGAGGCGCTCAGCAAGTCAGGCTCTCGATCAAGCTTCAGTCGGTAAGCTCCTTTGTCTCAGTGCTCCCACCTAGGATCATGCCTTTGACCTCGTCCTGAAAGCGTTCGAGCCCAAGCTGTCTGATCTTGCCTTCGACGAAAGCTTCGATCTCGCTCGTGCTCTCCATCACAGTCTTGTCCATCTGCTCATTGAACTGCTCGACGAAGAATGGGATGTTCGATCTCACTTCAGCGACGATGCGATCATACGCAGATCGCAGGGCCGCACGATCTGTCTTCGAGATCGAAGGCTTCTCAAGTATCTCACCCACCTCGATGTTGTTCTGATCAAGATCACGGACGAAGTTTCGCATCCTCAACCGGAACTCCTGATCATGCTGGCGACGCTTCGAAGTGAACGGAGGATCCTCCATGCGCTTGCCATTGACGTATCGAAGCGTGACAGGGGTTCCACTGCCTTTGCCAGTCGAAGTCATCATCTCGACGAACTGCGAGTGGGACATCTCAATTTTCAAGAGCACCGCATGCCCGTAGGTGCGGTCTCCGTGATCTCGATACAAGCGAGCACGCTTCACAGTCATCTCGATGCTGTGCATGTGAGGAATGCTCGAACCGAATAGGAAACGATCAGGGCCACTTGGGTTGCTGATCTCGATCACGCCATAGGACTCGTGCTCAGACTGCACCTCTTCAGGCTCTCGCTCCTCTGCTCGCGGGTCTTTCGCATAGCCACTCACTCGATCAAACCAATGCATGCGCTCGCGCCCCATAGCGTCATCAGTGCCCCACAAGGCACAGTTCTCAAGCTTTGCTCTCAGGCGAGTACCTACACGCCCCTTCTCGTATTTCTCGGTGACGTTGACAATCGTCCCAGTGACAATGCCTTTTGCGAAGCTCTCGAAGTGGCAGAAAAACAAGCCTTGTCCGACAGTTTTCTTCGAATCTTTGATGTAAATGGTGTCGGAGCCCGTGAAGGCTCCGATGTGTTTTGTGGTCAAATTGTCTTTCATTTCTCCTCCTTATTTCAGATCAGAATTGATCGCTCGGACGGCATCCTTGAGCAGATCGATCATGTCAGCTTGTGCGTCTGCATCAGCACAGGCGCTCATACGCTGACCAGTACCACTCGATGTCTGTCCCCACGACTTGCGACGTAGGAGAGACTCAGTAAGCTCCTCGCGGATCTCGACAAGCTTGTCTCTGAAGATCGTCATCGCAGATCGCCCGGTCGTCGTCGCGAAGATCACCGGCTCGCGGTCGTTCTCTGGGACTGTCAGCCACGAAAGTTGCTTCTCGATGCGTAACGCATAGCCTTGCAGGTGGGCGAGATGAAGCATTTCGTCTGCTCTCCACTCAAGCTGATGAATGATCGTGCCGGGATTCACAGCGTCCATCCCTTGCGTCACTTCGTCGAGCTTCTTCGTGTATCGCTCCGCGATGCGATCAAAGCTCTTGTAGAGATCGCTCCGCATGTACTCGAAGCGCTTCGACTGCCAATAAGGAAGCGTGAGATCGACAAGCTTCTCAGCATAACTTTGGAAGTACTCAAGCGACGACACGAGCCACATCAGAGCGTCTTTCTGCGTCTCTTTGACGAAGCTCAGGGGCCCGTTCGGGCTGTATCGACTTGCGAGCTTCACTTCGAATGTGCCGTCGCCTAGCCGCTCGATAGAGCCTACACGCTTCACGAGCACGTCAGGCTGTTCGAACATACGCTCTAAGCCCGCGTAACGCCCGGTTGACTCGATGCTCTTGATGAACACATTCGACGCAGGATCAGACTCGCGCTTCGCGACTGCAAAAGTGATCGTGCTCATGACTTCGTTCGATTTATACTTTTTGTTTTCGACTTTGATCGTTTTCATTTTGCTCTCCTTGATCGCTCGTGGCGATTGTAAATGTCGTGGGAGACATTGTTGATTAGCTTTTGCGTGTCGATGTTCTCATGTCGTTCGGAAGCGAGCAGACGATGCGGATGTCTTGCCCGTTCGACTGAAGTGAATCGATCTTCATGTATGCGACAGGATACTTTTTGTTGTACTGCCCAAGGCTGATCTCGACAGGCTTCGTGCCGTCAGGTGAGAATGCTCGCAGTGCATTGATCAGATCATCGACAGTCGCATACGAGAGATCAGAAGGATGTGCTCCCATCGTGCCTTCGTGCATCGTCAGTTCAAAGTCGCCATACATGACTTTCAGTTCGTCTCGCTCTTTCTGAGTCAGATCGCCGGACCTCAAGATCGTGACCAGTTCGATCTCAGTCGGGAAGTAGTAGGAGCCTGTGTTGTAGTCAACCACATCGCTATTGTATTGGCGGACAAGCTTGTCTTTGCCAGGCTTGATGAAAAGGTCGCCGCGGTTTGTTGATCGTCTTGCTTCTATTTTCGTTGTCATTGTTTTTCTCCTTGGCGAGTCGTGCTCGCTGTCTCTGATTATACACGCTTTGCAAAGCGTGTCAACACAAGAGAGGGCTTTCGCCCCCTCGCTTACTTGATCAGGTATCGGTAGTGCGGTCGAACGCAGGGCCCTGATGCGATGATCGTCCACGCTCTCACTGTCTTCGTGCCATCGTTGATCGTCGTCTCGATGTTGACGCCAATGTGCGAGGTGCCCATCGTGAGTGCTGTCTGATCGAGTCCTTTCTTCACGATGCGAAGCGCAAGCTTGATGATCGAGTTTTCATAGTGAAGCTCGGCATTCTTTACTTCGCGAGCTTCGAACACATCATAACCCGCTCGCATGATGTTCATCGCTCGATTCTTCGCGTCTGTTGCTTTGCGATAGTTGATCCCTTGCTGATAATCGCACCAGCGCTCGGCAGACTTTACGAAGCCCGGCGTCGCAAAGTCAGTGTATGCGGGCCACGGCGATGCGGCTACTTTCTCAAGCTGTGCGAATGAACTCGCCGCATATTCTTTCGTCTTCTCGATGTACTGGACACGAAGCGTCTCAGTCTCTTTCCTCAGCATTTCGATCAGTGTTAGTTTCATGTTGTCTCCTTAGTCAGTCGTGCTGACAAGCTCTATTTTACGCTCTTTGCAATACGTGTCAAGCATTATCCTAGGCTAAACATCAAAAAACAGCCCTTTTTGACACTTTTTCCGCATTTTTGTGTCTTTTTGCAAAATAATTTGCTATGCTCTCGCCGAATTGCTCACAGAGCGATCAAACCAGGGAGGGAACCACACATGAAGAAACTGATCATCTTGATCTCACTACTCGCGACACTCGCGATCACCATGCCTGCTCAGTCAGTAGTTTCAGGCCGTGCCTACACACTCACATCGACAGGGCTCAGGCTGCCGATCGCTCGTACCTACGTCACTGTTTACGACACAGACTTCGGGCTGCCTGTCGCATTCGCCATGACTTCGAGCTTCGGCTACTACTCTGTGCTCGTGCCGTGTTGCAAGTATTACGTCATCAGCGCGAAAGCTCGCATACATCAATTCGATCCGCCAGCGTTCGTCTTCAATACTGCATTCGATAACGGAGAAGGATTCGAGATCGACTTCGTTGAGAATAAAAGTATGTTGACACGAGTCGCTCCGTAGCGCTAAGATCAAGGCGGTTGATTTTGAATTCAGATGCGTCTTTGGTTGTGCTTGGACGTTGATGGGGACATTGTTAAACCTCCTTATTGAAAAAACAGCGAATGGCGCCGAGACGACTGGTAATCACTCGACGCCATTTTCTGCGTCTGTTATACTCGATCTCGCTCAAGATCGCGGGGCTCAACCGCTTAAGAGAGATCAAGAGCACACCTACCAAACGAAAGGACGGCTCGGGTGAACCTGATCGAATGCCCGTGGCAGAGCACCGATCTTGTGAGCCGTCTTCTTCTCCACCTCGGCTGTAAATGCTTTTCTTGACAGCACACTCACCTCAATTGCAGAATACGAGAAAAACAACTCGCGTTAAATCAGCGAGCCGACAATCAAAATTATGGCAAAGACGAACGGGAACTCAGACGCGGACCACGAATCCGATGACCTCAAAGGACGTATAGGTAAGCACGTCGATGTCCGCGGAGTGATACCTCCATTCACACAGGTCATGTCTCGCATAGACGCTGAAGGGAACTTCGATGAAGTCAACCAAGTAGAATTCGCAGTTCTCGGCAAGAAGTCGTACCTCTCGCCGTCAATGCGAAACTATTTGAAAAATCAAGCCTTTGCTCTCATGATCTATGGCGGCATGTCGATCACAGAAGTCGCCGATCTGCTCGGTCTCGCCAAGAGTACTGTAAGCACATGGCGCTCGAAAGCAACTCCAGAGCAGTTAGCGAAGATCGAGCAAGCCGAACTCGGTTCCGTCAACCAACGCATCGCCAACGCCACAAACACCTGCCTCACAAGTGCCGAACAGATCGCCATCCACATCAGCCGCAAAGAGTATGTCGATAAGCAGGATCCTGAGAAGATGGCTCGTGTCTTCGAGACACTTGTCGGATTCAGCACGAAGCTCCTCGAAGCAAAGCAAAGAGTCGATCTCGCCTTCAAGCAAATGGAGACAGATCGCAAACGACCAGACTTCGATCTCACGAAGCCGCTTGTCACGACATCGCCAGAGACGCCGGCGCCTCGTGCAAGCGATCTGCCAGAGCATGATGCGATGTAATGACACTGCCTGACCTCAAGGTGAATCGTTTCTTCTTCCCAACGAACCTCTCCACGCGAGAGGTTATTCGTCTTTACGATCAAGAAGCCTCAGAGCTTCGCGCGAAGCTCGATGCACATGATCGCGCTCGCAACACGCCTCACGTCGAGCAGATCGTGCCTGACGGCGACGTGCGCTTCGATCTGCTCCAGCCTATTGATGAATGGATCGAGGAGAACTGCTACGACTATACCTCGGTGAACGAAGTCACGCTCAAGCTCGACGATCCTCGGAAGCCGCCGAAGAAGATCGTGCTCGAAGAATTCCAGAAGCGCATACTGCGCCACATCTTTCCGCCCGGCGGCTACAACGGCAGGCTCTCGAAATACACGACGATCATCTGGTCACAGCCGAAGAAGTGCGGCAAGACGCAGATCGCCGCATGTGTCGGAGCTTACTTCGCCGCGCTTGTCGATCCGCCTAATGTCGTGCTCGCGATAGCCAACAAGAAAGATCAGGCGCAAGATCGCGTCTACCGCTCGATGAAGCCGATGCTCAAAGCGCTCGGCGGAGACGTGAAGACGGCAGTCAATTCAAAGCCTGAGATATTCCTGCCGAACGGCACGCAAGTCAAAGCACTGCCGAACAATCCGAGCACCGAGGCAGGTGACTCGTATTGCCTTACACTGTGGACAGAAATATGGGCTTTCAAGAGCGAGACCGATGAAAGACTCTTTGCTGAGTTGATGCCTGTCGAGACACGTCGCGTGTCGATGCGCTGGATCGAGACTTACGCTGGCTACACTGACGAGTCGAAAACCCTTCTCCGCCTGTTCCTGAAGGCGTGGACAAGTGTTGACGAAAAGGAACTGCAAGATGGGAGCGAGCCGAACACGAGCGCCGCTTATTACGTCGCAGAGCTTGACGACATCATCACAGATCAGCGGCCCGCATGTGTCGAGATACCTGAAGAGGAGATGTTCATCTTCTGGGATCATGATCGACGGCTTCCGTGGCAGACTGATGAAGCCTATAAGCGAGAGTCACGCAACCTACCTAGGACAGAAGCGATCAGACTCATGCAGAACCGCTGGCAAGCGTCTTCTAGCGAGATGCTTGAGCCAGCGTGGATCGATGCGGCGAAAGTCGAGTCGAACTGGATCAAAGCCTACGAGAAAGATGCACGTCCTTTCACGCTTGCTGTGGACGCGGCGATGCGACACGACAGCATCGCTCTCGTAGGCTCTGATAAACAAGGCGAGTCTTATTGCACGCCGTACATCGAGATACACGATCCGCACGGACAGGACGCCGATCTGCATGAGCTTGTCGAGACGAAAGTCAAAGAGCTTTATGATGCGAACCTCTTGCGCTCCTACTTCGACGCCAAACAGGAGAAGTACATCACGCCTGTCTATTTCGATCCGTACCAGCTTCATCAGATCAGGCTCAACCTCATGGACTATGGCGTCGATGTGATCGAATTCAACCAAGGCGAGATGCGCACGAGAGCAGACACGATGCTCTACCACCTGTATAAGGACGGTCTGATCTGGATACCGAAAGGCAGAGAGGACTTCTACGAGCACCTCGCGGCGTGTAAAGCGAAATACAGCGAAGGCGAGAAATTGCGCATCGTCAAAGGCACGACCGTTGACTCGAAGCGAATCGACGCGGCCGTCGCGCAGTCGATGTCATGCTATGGCGCCTTTCTTGCTGATCTCAATGATCTCGATCAAAATGATGATCAGAGCTTGCTCTTGCTAGGCAGTACTAAAAACGGATGGTTTGGAGGAGAATAAAATGACCGTAACCGACTATAACGGATGTGTGTCTGAGGGCCCTGACTACAAAGCAGTGGCGCTTGATCTTGTCTCGAAGGTAAAGGCGAAGCTCGCAGAAGGCGGATGGAAACCACAAGGCGGCCTGACGATCATCGCGCCGAACGCCTCGACAGGGAACGACTGGTGCATGATCCAGCCGATGATCAAGACGACAGGACAAGAGGCGAAAGACGACGCCGCAACACTACCTTACGGAGGATAACGAATATGGAGCAAACATCATGGGAGGGCTTTGTCGAGGATTATCTCTGTGTGAGATATCCTGAAGGCACGCCTGAAGTCGAAGCGGTCAGAGCCTTCGCACAGCATGTGATCAAGACGTGCTCAGTATCGCCGCGAGTCTTTGACTTCGAGAAGGCAGATGTTGTCGCCGCAGGCATGATCGACGCGACGAAAGGAGACTCGAATGGTCCGATCATCGAGAAGCTTTATTCTCTGAATGATCTGCCTCACGGCACTGTCCTCTATGCGAGGAGGAACGGCGATGCAACTTGAGTGGAATTGCCGCAGATGCGGACTCAGCGGCACAGTCGATACTCGCGACGGCGATGTCTGGGCAGCCATCGATGCAGTCAACCAAGAGCACAGACAGCACGCCGAGAAGTGCGGCGATGCATTCAGAGCACCGATCTTTCCTGTCGAACCAACACATGAAGATCACAGAGCGCAGCGTCGCGAATAATTTCTATTGCGAGAAGACTCCCTATCTGGCGATCTGCAATTCTCACGTCCACGCCGCTGAGTCTGATCTGCTCTTGATCACGCGCGCACATTTCACCTACGACTATGAGATTAAGCTGAGCCGTGCCGATTATATGTGCGAGCTTCGAGCGAAGACGGGCTCTAAGAGGCACAAACATGAGGTGCTTCGCTCTGCATACGAGAAGACGATCAAACCCTCTGAGCTTCGCTGGTGCCCTAACTACTATGCCTTTATCACGCCTGAAGGCATGCTCAAGCGTGGCGATCCGTTTCCACACTATGCAGGACTGATCGAGTTTCGAGTCTGGAACAGCCGCCTGCTTTTCAGATCGAGACGACCAATGCGGCGCCTCCACAGTCAAAAGCTCAGTGCCAAGGCTCTCGAAGACATCGCTCGCGGGCTGATGTATCGATGTTTTGACAAGCGGCTTCGTGTTGAATAGAATCGAGTGCGACGCGCTCCGCGTGTTACAAATCCATGAATAGACACATTGCACGCAAGGCTTTTGACCTCCTCGTCTGGTTGGCATATATCGGCTACGGCGACGAAGTTCGATGTCACCGCCGACAGCGTGTGAGGTTCGCATTTACCGTCGAGATCGACGGCCAGAAAATCAAAGGAGAAAATTTAGAAATGAGAAAACCATTTGGTGCTACCACAAAATTCAAAGCGACGCCTGTCGGTCCTGCCGGGTCTGATTACGAGCACGGCACTGCCAAGGCGTCTGTCTCTGCTACGGCGCTCGACGACGGAAGCGATGCATCTGCCGACTATTCAGTCGCGCAGGACCCAAACGATGAACTATCGCTCAGCGTCACGCATAACGGCAACACTGTGTCGAGCGTGGCGACGGTCACTCTGCAAGCTGACGGCGATCCGCTCAAAGGCGACGATGAAGTCTCTCCGGTCGTTGGTACAGGTACGATCACTACCGCACCTGAGAACGTCACGAGCTTTGATCTTCAGGAAGTCACTGAACCGGCGACGGGCGCCGCAGACAGCACGCTTCCTGTCGATGACACTGCAAACGGCTAAACTCGCCGCTTGATCTGATGACGCAAAAAGAGGCTGATCGCGCTGATCAGCCTCTTCTTTCGTCCTAATAGGTAAGCAAACTATAACCTATTTTTCTCAAAGTTTATTTCATCCTCACTCTCCTTTCGTATTGATAGATTTAAGATCACTGCCCTTGCTCGCTCGTACCTTCCTACCCTTGCTCGATAATCTCGAAGATCAGTCTCGGAACATTCACATCGTAAACATTCGTCTTGATGCTGATCAGTCCTGCCGCTTGCATCTGAGCGACGATCTGCGTGCCGTATTTCTGCATCCAAGCAGATCGCTCTTTGCCGTATGGCATTGGCGGCGGATGCTTCTCCCAAAGATCGCGATGATCTGACAGCCATGCGAGCTTTGCATCTCGCGAGCTTTTGCTATTGTGATTCGACATCTCTCTTCCTCCTTTTACTCGAACGCATTCTCCGCACCAGATCACTCTCAGCTTTGGAAGCTTCGGCACTCGTGTCTCGAAGCTCTCTGTCTCATGATCGCAGTCGCATGTTCCGCACCTCTGTGGGCGGCTCATGCGGCTTTCTCGATCTCGAAGTTGACCATCATCGGCTCGATCCAGATCGTCTGATATGTGTCGAACTTCTTGTCCGCTCGTGTGAAGTTCGTGCATCGGCAGTCTGCTCGCTGGCAGAATGCATCGAGCGTGTCGCCGTGCTTGATGTGCTGATCGAACGGATCACCGCAGGTGCACTTGTTGAGCCGAGGACCGATGCCTTGCCGTCTGAAGTGTCCTCGACGCCAGTGAAAGCGTGGCGAACTGTGCGAGCCTTTCTCGACGCCGCCCGTGACATGCTTGAACTGATACTTGCTTCCAATGATGTTCGGGTGCCAAATCTCCTGCTTACGATCTCTCTTGTGCTGAGTGATCTTGCGGCCACGCTCTATGAGCGTTGGACGGGCTTCCATAGCCAGTATCAAGTTGAGCGCTACGTGCAGGATGCGAGTGCGGTTAGCGATAGCGATGACCTCGTCCGTGTCTGTCGTGCGCCACTTGATGTCGATGTGATCTTCTTTCAGCAATTCAGGGATCTTGCTCGCGATGGTGCGCATCGTCGTCGTGTGAAAGGTGCCTTCTCGCGTCGTCGCGACAGTGAACTCAGGTTCATCAAGTTTGTCGAAGTCTCCTTCGATGGTAACGTCGATGGTCGTTCCATGAATCGCGTGCTTACGTCTGAAGAAGTCTGGCTCATATCGAGCGACAGCGATATACGGAATGTCTTCGTTCGCCTCTTTGAACTTACCCCTCGGCAACATCATGATAAAGCCTGGGTGCGGAAGCTTGAGATCAGACACGTCGATGTCTGTCGGCGGGTTCGTCTGAAGACACGCTTCGAGCAGATCAGGCTCGATGAAATAGATAGGCATGTCCTCTTTCGTCCACTGAGCGAGAAAGATCGCCATCTCGCGCACATCGACCGTGCTGTCTGCGGTGCCGTCCATGAACATCGCCGCATAGCACGAGAGCAAGAAGCTCGGCCACCGCCAATCGTGCCACTTATCAACGTGTTTGTATATCTTCTTGAAGAAAAGCTCGTATACCTCAGGCGACTTCCTCTTGAGCAAGTTGATCGACGGACCCAAAGCAAAGGAACTCATGTCGTTCGGATCGAGTCTGTATTCATCAGCGCTCATCGCTTCGAGCAGTGACGGACGCTTCTCGCATTCGTTGATCAGGTGATCTGCAAGCTCACGTTTACTAGACTTGTCCAAGCGCTCGACGAACTTGTCGCCATTGCGAAGGGCTTCACTGAGAAACTTTGCTCCGTCTGGAACTGGACCACGACCGTCACGAGCGCGCTTGGCTCCGCGGGCAAATGCGGCACGAAATTCGTCGTCAGATAAACTCATTGTTTTGATTCTCCTTGTCGTTAATCGTGGCAGTTCGTGACTGCGTGCTCGAATTATACACAGATTGCAGAACAGGTCAAGCGTCTTTGAATTCTCCTTCGATCTCTAGTATTCGTTTGAGCAGGTCCCACGAGAGACGATGCCACTGCGGTCGACAAAAGCGATCATTCTCTGCGCGCATCTGCACCCGATCAAACGTCTCGACCAGTCTCAGCTTTGAGTCTTTCGCCCAGTGCTCGATCCACGTGATCGCTATAAATTCGAGATTGTCACCTCCCTCCTCAATGTAACGGCAGAGGATCTCGTTTGCGATCTGCTCGAAGCCGTTCGTCACACTCATGCCTGGGTTGTTCGGCATCTCAGAGACGAAGATCATGAGCTTCGCGAGAGAGAAAGGCTTCTTGTCGCGAAAGATTTTCACTTTGCAGATCGCCGCACAAAGCTGTCCGTTCGGCGTCCACGTGAGAATGTAGTCATGCGTCTTTTGATACATCGGTTCCTCCTATCTCCTCGGCAAATTCTTGCTCCATCCAGCCGTCCACCCGATCTCCAAACTCGGCGTGATGTTTTGAGCGGTTGCCGAGTTTATCTAGCTCTTTGTACAGCCGTTTCCTTTCAGCCTTTACCCGCTTCTCGGATATCTGGTCGGCGAAGGCGGCAAGCATTTGAATGGGCCCTGGCGTGAAATCCTTGTTGATTTGGCTGGCATAAAACTCCCTTGCGGCTTCTATGCTGTCAGACATTTTGTTGCTCCTCGATCAGATCGCAGATCATGTTCTCCCAAAAGCTCGAAAGCTCCTCTGCGGCAATAGTGCTCCAAACCTTTGCGACTGCCTCTTCAAACGTCCGAAAAGTTCCAAGCTCGCACTCGGAAGGATCCTCTGGGTTGTCGAATGTCTGATTGCCGCCGTACCAAGCGATCACTTCCCAATGAGGACGTCCCGCTTCAGGAAGCATGATGTCAAAATTCGCGACGCGATAGTGCGGAGGATCTCCTTGTGTGTCGAATAAGATCACCTCCTCGATGCGCTCGACTGCTACCTTGTTGGCAAATAGCTTGCGCAGAATGCCGACGGTGAAGTCTGTGTTCTCTCCTATTCGTTTCATTTAACCTCCAAAGATCGCTTCTCTGATCTTGATGACCTCGCTTTCGCTGAGCAGAAAGCATCCTACGAAGATCAGCACGGCGACGGTCATGAGCGCGACGCCTGCGACCAGCGTCAGACATTGCTTCAGTGCGAAGCGCAGAGCGGTGTCGCTGTGCTTCTCTCCGCGGTTGCGTTTTGCACACTTGCAATCGATCATATCGCACTTCGAAAACCTCGTGCATGCTCCTACAGCGTGATCACAAATGCAGTCTTTCTGCTTTTCGTCTCCAATTAAAGATCCCATTGTGTTTCTCCTTTCTTCAGATCATGGCACGACTTGCGTGCGTCTCTGCATTTTACACGATCCGCAAATGATGTCAAGAGAATTCCTCATTGTTTGACACAAAGTAGCCTAACGTCTTATCTTTTCAGCGTATTCCTTTTGTTCGGAGGCTTCTTTTCATGTCAATTCGCTCAAGCATCAAAAATGCCTTCCTATCGCTCCGCGATCTCCTACGATCTCAAATGACAGTCATCGATCTGACTGAGGAACGCATGCCTACAGCACAAGAGCTTGCCGGCTTTGTGATCAGCGCAGAAGACATCCGCAAGGTCAATCTCAAGAAGAAAAAGCCGAAATATGGCTACGAGAGCGAGACAGAAGACTCGCGGGCACTCAATGACGTAGGTCGAGCAGGTGCATCAGGCGGCAGAGCCTCAGTTGAGTCCCAGGCTGACATTCGTTGGAACACTCAGATCACAGAATTCATGCAGATCGGTGCCGACGAAGACACTCGCGACATCTTCGAATACAGCGAGCGCATGATCCGCAACATGCGGCAGCCGAAGCTTCTCGAAATGCTCTCGAACGCATCGCCTGAGATGTCTCGCGCGCTCTTTGACTTCTTGATCATGTGTTGCCCCGGCTGGGAACTCGATGCTGTCGATGTGAAAGATCCTGAGAACGGCGAGCAGATACCGCAAGGGCAGGACTACCTTCAGGAGTGCATGAATCGCCTCAAGGTCCTCTACAAAGCGCCTGAGGTGATCTTCGTGAAGTACTTCATGAGCGCATTCCTGCGCGGCGGGCTGGCAAGTGAAGTCGTGCTCGACAAACGAGGGAGAGAATTCGTCGATCTCTGCCCGATCGATCCTGACTCGCTCGAATCGCATCGCATAAACGATCCTGTGCGCGGTATGATCTGGAAGATATACCAGCGGCAGTTCGGTCAGCTTGTCGATCTCAACATCCCGACCGTCGCCTACGTTCCTATCCACAGCTTCTTCAGAACGAACCGCGGACGTCCTCTCGCACGTCCAGCGATCTTCGTGTGCTTCTTCTTGATCGCAACACTGCAAGACCTTCGTCGAGTCATCAGACAGCAAGGATATCCTCGTGTGGACATCGCTGTCAACATCGATAAGCTTCGCAACATGGTGCCGCAGGCTCAACAAAAAGACATGAAGGCACTCAAGTCGATGGCAGATCAGATCGTCGCCGAGGTGCAGGACATATACTGCAAGCTGAAGCCTGACGACACCTTCGTCCACACTGAAGTCGTGACTGTCAACCAGCCAGTTGGTACGATGAACGCATCGAGCCTAGGCGTCGTCGATGGTTTGCTCAAGATGCTCGAACGCATGGCGACTCGTGCGCTGAAGACGATGCCTTTGCTTATGGCGACGACTGACGGCGTGAGTGAGGCGAACGCGAACAGGCAGTGGGAGATATACGCCGCAGGCATCAAGAGCATCCAGCACTACACAGAATCGATTCTCGAAGATCACTTCGATGTCGCTTTGCAAGCGAAAGGCATTCAGGCGAAGGCGAAGTTCCGCTTCTCTGAGCTTCGCGCTTCTGAGCTTCTTCGCGACGCTCAGGTCAAAGCTCTTGAGACAGAGACGGCGCGCACTCAATACGACAACGGCTCGATCTCTGCCGACGAAATGGCGAAGCTCTCCGCAGGCAAAGACAAGGCGGATGTTCCTGAGCCCCGCGCGGCGGCCGCAAAGATCGGCATCCAAGGCAACAGCCCAGGTGCAGTCGCCGCCGCAGACGCAC